TTCGTCTAACAACTTGCCTTCGCTGGGTACTGGCCCTGCAACTACAGGCGGTCCTAACACGTCAAACATGGGCATAATCGTGGCTGGTCATTCTTCTGCTGTTGCAACTGCAGAGCAGATTAACAAGACTGAGACTTATCGCGACCCGGACAGCTTTGCTGATATCGTCCGTGGTATGCATCTGTATGGCCGCAAGATTCTTCGTCCTGAAGCAATCGCAACTGCGGCTTATTGCTTGGCGTAAGGGAGACTGAATTATGGCTTTAGGTGATAATACTACTTCTGTAGCACGTGGAAATGATGCACGTGGTCGTAAACCTTACCTGCTTTCAGCAGAGTTAGATTTTGCACAAGCTGTTACAGATAAGGGTACTGCCCTTGCTGCTAACGATGTGATTCCGGGTCTGACTATCCCAGCTAATACACTCATCATGTGTGCTGGCTTTGAGGTAACTGAGGCTCACGCTGGTACTTCTACCGACACAGATTTTGACTTCGGTATTACTGGTGGTGACTTGGACAACTTTGTTGATGGATTTGACTTTGATGGTGCATCTGTAGGTGACTACGCATTTAAGGCAGGACAAACTCCTGTTCTTATTGGTGGCACTTCAGATACCATTGACGTTGAAATTCAAGCAATGACAGGTACGACAACAGGCGGTAAAATCCGCATGTTTGCTGTCTGCATGGATGTTGATGACCCCGGTTCATTGACCGCCGATGAGGTAGACCGCGACACACTCGCATAACATAACGTGACGGGGCAGGGCAACTTGCCCCCTCACTTTTATTTAGGGATTTAATATGGCATACGATTTTTTAGGTTTGACAAATGAAGTCATAGCTCGTATGAACGAGGTAGCACTTACTACTGCTAACTTTACATCTGCTAGAGGCTTTCAGATACAATGTCAAAATGCAGTAAACGATGCCATCAATTATATTAATCAAAGAGAGTATGGCTGGCCTTTTAGTCATGCTACACAAACAGAAACATTAGTTGCAAGCCAGACTCGTTATACTATTCCTACAGGGACACAACACGTAGACTATGAAACATTTCGTATAAGCAAAGATAATACTTTAGGTGTAGCGGGGACTACGCTGCGAGTTATTGATTATAAAGAATACATAGATAGATTTGTTGAACAAGAAACAACAACAGGTGTAGGTGGTGTTCCTCTTTATGTTTTTAGAACACCAGACAATAACTACGGCTTATACCCTTACCCTGATAAAGCATATGAATTAAAATATGAATATTATTCACGCCCTACGCTTCTTTCCGCATCTACCGATGTTCCTACTGTTCCTGAACAGTTTCGTCAGGTTATAGTAGATGGTGCAACCGCGTACGCCTATCAGTACAGAGGTGAAACACAACAGTATGGTTTAAACTTTACTAGGTTTGAAGAGGGCATAAAGCACATGCAATCTATTCTTTTGAACAGGACAGACTATGTGAGGTCAACCTACTTACCACACTCACAAAGGTATGGCATTAACGTAGCTGGATTTTAGGGGTTTTAAATGGCAGATGAATCCGGCCTTAATCCATTTGTGTTTGCCTGTCAAGGTGGTTTAGTATTAGACCAATCTACCTTTGTCATGCAGCCGGGAATGGCTCTTGAGTTAGAAAATTTTGAGCCTGACTTACAGGGTGGCTATAGACGTATATCAGGCTATGCTAAATGGAACTCAAACATTGTTCCAGCAGATGCTAGTGACTCAGAGCCTGTTCTTATGTGTGCGCACTTTAAAGGTAAAGTGATAGCAGCACGGGGTGGTAAAGTTCATAAGGCAGGAACTACTGGTAGCTGGACACAAATAGATACCGGTCGTAGTAGTGCAGAAAGATATACATTTTTTAGATATAATTTAGGTGGCACAGATTTTATAGTATGGGCTGATGGAGCTAACCACGCATCTAAATATGATGATACTACAGTAACTGACTTAAATGCAACAGGCGCACCAGCAGACCCTAAGTTTGTAACAGGATTTAAAAATACTTTATTTTTTGCTGGCATGTCCAGTAGCCCAGAGGAAATAGTTTTTACTGCACCCTACACAGATGATGATTTTTCTGTAGCAAATGGGGCAGGAACTTTAAATGTAGACAGTCCCGTAACTGCTTTGTTTCCTTTTCGTGATGCGCTTTATATTTTTTGCGAAGAAAGAATATTTAAATTAGTAGGCAACTCACTGGCTGATTTTGTCTTACAACCTGTAACTAGAGAAATAGGTTGTCTTAATGGATTTACAGTTCAAGAATTTGCAGGTGACTTAGTATTCTTGGGACCAGACGGATTACGTACAGTTGCTGGTACAGAAAAGATTGGTGACGTAGAACTTGGTACAATAAGTCGTGCTGTGCAGGAACGCTTTAACGGTTTATCTGATGTGGATGAATTTGAAAGTGTAATCATACCAGATAAAACTCAGTATAGACTATTCTTTTCTAACTCAGCTACACCCCGGTCCACCACTACGGGTATAATGTGTGTGCGAAGAGGAGATGGATACGAGTTTGCTGACATAAAAGGTATTAGGGCAAACGCTACAGATAGTGTAGTTACTTCAGGAGAAAGTATAGTTTTACACGGAGACTTTGACGGTTACGTGTATCGTCAAGAACAAGGCAGTGACTTTGACGGTAATAACGTAACAGGAAAGTATCGTTCACCTGATTTGACTATGGGAGATGCAGGTCTACGAAAATCATTTCAGCGTGTTATTATTAACTATGCACCTGAAGCTGCTGTGAACGCAGACTTGTTTGTAAGATATGACTATGAAGCTCCAACTGTAGCTAGACCAGCAGCTTATCCATTTGACTCCGCAACTGTTGTTGCTATATATGGTTCTTCCGTTTACGGCACTGCAACATACGGTGGACAGTCAAACCCATTGATTAGACAACCAATTGAAGGTTCTGGATTTGCAATAGCATTGCGTGTGAATGACAGAGGAACGTCAGCACCATATTCACTAAAAGGATTTCAGCTAGAGTTCCAAGCTGATGCGAGGAGATAATATATGGCAGGTTATACCAGACAATCCACATTTGCTGATGGCGATATTATTAGTGCGTCAGACAGTAATGATGAATTTAACCAAATACTAGCTGCGTTTGTAAATACATCTGGACATAAACATGATGGTACAGCAGCAGAAGGGCCAGTCATTGGTTTGATTGGAGACCCCGGTGTTGCCACGCCTAAAAACAAAGTTGTCGTAGATGACAGCAATAATCAAGTAGAATTTAACATTGATGTATCGGGTACATCCACAGAACAGTTTGTTGTTAAAGATGGTGTTATTGAACCAACAACAAACAATGACATTGACTTAGGGTCATCTTCTAAAAAGTTTAAAGATTTACATCTTGCTGGTGCAGCTAACATTGGTGGTACAGTAACTCTGTCTGGCAATGTTTTAGTATCTGGCACATTAGGTGCTGACCTTATTCCAGACGGTGATAATACTAGAGATATTGGTAGCACTTCTGCTGAATGGAAAGATTTGTACATTGATGGTACTGCCTATGTAGACGCTATCAACTATGATGGCACAGCAATTACAGCTACAGCAGCAGAATTAAATCTTATGGATGGCGGCACTTCTGCTGGTACAACTGCAGTTGCAGGTGCAGACGGTATTGTAACTAATGATGGCGGTACTATGCGCCAGACAACTGTAGATACGTTTGACACTTATCTTGCTGCTACAAGCAAAACACTTACAAATAAAACAATTGATGCTGATAACAACACTCTATCTAATATTGAGGTAGATAACTTTAAAGCTGCTACAATAGTATTAGAGTCAGAGGGTATTGGCTCAAACGACAATGATACAACAATACCAACATCTGCTGCTGTCAAGGACTATGTAGATACACAGATTACGGCAGAGGACTTAGACATTGCAGGCGACAGCGGTACAGGTGCTGTTGACCTAGACTCACAGTCTTTAACTATTGCTGGTACAAGTAACGAAATTGAGACATCTGCCTCTGGTCAAACACTTACTATTGGTCTTCCTAATAATGTAACTATAGGTAATAACCTAACTGTTACAGGAGACTTGACTGTTAGTGGTGATGACATCACTATGGGTACAAATACCTCTGGTCACATTATGGTGGCTGATGGTACGAACTTTAATCCTGTGGCTGTTTCTGGTGATGTAACTATGGCAAGCACAGGTGCAGTGACTATTGCTAACGATGCCGTTGAAACAGCAATGGTTAATGCTAATGTCATTACAGGTCAAACTGCAGAAACAACAATTGATACATCTAACGATACGTTGTTGATGCATGATAACTCAGCAAGTGCGCTTCGTAAAATTACAGTAGCTAGTTTGTCTTCTGCTCTTGGCGGTCTTTCAGATATAGTTTCTGATACAACTCCACAGCTTGGTGGTGACTTAGATGTAAATGGCAATGCCATCGTGTCTGTATCTGGGGGTAATATTGCCTTAACTCCTGATGGAAGTGGGGTTGTAAGAGTAGATGGCACTAACGGTATTGACATGGAGTCGGGTGCTATATCCATTAAAAACTCTGGTGCAGAGTCTTATATAAGATTTTACTGTGAATCTAGTAACGCTCACTATACCCAAGTACAAGCTGCACCGCATAGCGCATATTCAGGTAACGTAACTGTTGTACTACCTGCTTCTGCTGACACTCTTGTAGGTAGAGCTACCACAGATACGCTTACTAATAAAAGCATTGATGCATCACAGCTTACAGGAACCGTAGATAACGCTAGATTAGATGCAGAACTACAAGCTCTTGCTGGTCTAACATCTGCAGCAGATAAAGGTATTCAATTTACAGGCTCTGGCACTGCAGCGGTGTACGACCTGACAGCAGCAGGTAAAGCACTCCTTGATGATGCTGATGCTTCTGCACAAAGAACTACACTTGGATTAGGCACAGCAGCAGTTGCAGATACAGGCACATCAGCTAGTAATGTTGTAGTGCTTGATGGCTCTGCAAGACTACCTGCTGTAGATGGTTCTCAACTAACAAATTTACCATCGTCAGGAATTACGCAAGCAGACGCAGACGCTGGTGCGACTGCACTAGCTATAGCACTTGGATAAAAAGTGCTTGACAAAATACTATAGTTGTGGTATAATTATAGTATATTAGATATAACAATAGGAGTATATCATGGCAGACGATGCCTCAGTAACCGTACAGGCAACGGTATTGCCTGATGAGATTGCCAAGACTATCTCTGGCAGTATGACAATTACACCTGCAGATGCAAACGACAAGTGGTATTATAAATTAACTAGCGTATCAAACTCTAGCACAGATTTGATGGCTGGTAATTTTATTGACTACACAGCAGTAGATGATGATACAGCACCTACAGCAATTGCAACTGGTGATAAAGTCAACTTTTTGTTTATTAAAAACACAGATTCAAGCAACGATGTGTACATTGTGTTAGATGCTGGAACTGCATCAACAAGTGCAACAGACGCAATTAAAATTGCTGCTGGGCATT